ATGCTCCTACTTCTGATTTATAGTCACCAAGTACCGAGCCTATGTCCCCTTTGCACTTACTAAGCTGCTGTATGAGCTCCCCGGCTGTCCGGTCCCAGCATCCCTTTGTTGGAAAGTACTTTCCGTCTTTCTCCCAACTATCAGTGACATAGCCAACATTTTCGGTTGATTGAAAGAGAATGCCCAGGTATTTGATTAAATCAGCTACAGGATTCCAAGAGTCAGGTACATTAATTTCTTTGTCCTCAATCCAGTTCTTGTTGACAATGACAAAGTCGTCTTTGTTTCCTCCAATTACATCATTCCAGTCAAGTTCGTGGCCCGCTTCGCGCTCTGGTTCCCAGCCATGGTCCTTGGCCATCTGAACAATGGTGCCGGCTGTAACGGGCGTGGTTGATCCATTGAAGGATCCCCATTTTTTGAAGCACTCTCCCGGATGATACCTGGCTGCATCTCGTCTGCTCCACTCATCCCAATCAGCGGCCGTATACCCTCCATGTTTCAGAGCCATCCCTACTGACGCCCATTCTTGATAACAAAGCAAAGAGGGATCTATATAGTTCATAATTTCAAGTACGTCTGTCTTCTCCATGCTTTATTCTCCCTTATACGATTGAGGATTTATGTCTTTGGGGACACCCCAACCGTTGGCCGCTATTCTATCGATAAGTTTTCGAGCTCCTTCGAACTGCCAGGTACCAACGTGCTGGAATCCTCTGCCTTCAAGGAATCGTATTTGTTTAGGTGTAGTGAGACCTTCTTCGCGGCGTTTGTCCAAACGTTCCAAAAGCTTTGTAGCCTTACCGGCGTTGTCAATCTCATCCGGAAGGATCCCGAGCTTTTCAAGAGTCTGAATCTGCTTTTGTGATGGCGGAGACATTTCCCAGCCGAAGCTTGGAACATAGCTTGATAGATCTTCTGCCTGGATACTCATTTCAAATTGCAAAGGATCCACGAGCTTCTTCTTCCGGTGTTTCATTTCCTGCAGAAGTTTGGCCAAAGCCTCTTCACGCTGGGAAACAACATCTTCGGTTGCTTTTTCTTCGGCAGCTTCGATGTCTACCGGGCATCCCGCAGCTTCAATGTTCTCGGTCATTTTTTGTGCAACCTCTTCGTTTTCGCAGATTAGGTGTGCAGGGTGACAGAGTTCATGCCGTTCTGTATGCCAAAGGAAATCGAGCAAAAGAAGATCCTCTTTTCCTGGACAAAGTCGGGTACCTCGACCTACCATTTGACTGTAAAGACTACGGATCTTTGTCGGCCGAAGAACTACGATACAATCTACTGATGGACAGTCCCAGCCTTCCGTAAGGAGCATAGAGTTACAAAGGACGTTATACTTCCCAGCATCGAAGTCAGCGAGGATCTCCGTTCTGTCCGTACTCTCTCCGTTTACTTCAGCTGCAAGGAATCCTTTGTCCTGGAGAATGTCTCTGAATTTTTGTGATGTCTTTATGAGTGGAAGGAAAACAACAGATTTGCGATCCATACAGTACTTAACCATCTCATCTGCAATCTGATACAAATAAGGATCCAGAGCTGTGCCGAGGTCAGCAGCCTTAAAGTCGCCGGCTTGTTGTCCTACTCCAGTAAGATCAAGAGTGAGCGGCAACGTAAGTGCTTTTATGGGACTAAGAAAACCTTCCTTGATTGCCTTGGGGAGAGTGTACTCATAAGCGAGTGACTCAAAGTATGCGCCCAAGTTCTTCATATCTCCTCTGTCAGGCGTAGCTGTAACCCCGAGTACCTTCGCTTCGTCAAAATGTTGTAATACTCTCTGGTAGCTATCCGAGATACAGTGATGTGCCTCATCGACAATGATGGTGTTAAAAAAATCAGCTTCGAATTGAGCCAATCGTTTCTCTCTCATAAGAGTTTGAACAGATCCGACAACAACTCGAAACCAGCTTTCCAGACACGATTCTTCAGCCTTTTCTGTAGCACACATGAGTCCAGTTGACTGCTGCAGCTTATCTGCTGCCTGATCAAGTAGTTCGGCCCGATGTGCCAGGACGAGGACTCTCTCCCCGTCCCGGACACAATCTTCAATTACCTTACTGAATACAATCGTCTTTCCTGTGCCTGTCGGAAGTACCAGCAAAGTTTTCCTGATCCCCTTATCCCACTCACCGAAGATAGCTTCTTTCGCTTGTAGTTGATAAGGCCTGAGGTCCATAATCAGAACCTCCCAGCCTCAAACGACTGCTCTTCCTTCGGATAAAACTTCTTGATATCGTTCGATTGCCGATCTTCTCCATCGTCATTCTTCCAGTCTCGTACTACAACTTTGCATCGGCCGGTAGACCCGGGAACTGCAGCCCAATTCATGGTGAGTGGTTCTCCCTTTTTCTTCTGCCCTATTGAGCTAAAAAAAGCAGACAGCATACCCTCGGTTATTGTGTGTAAAAACAGGTTGTGTGTCAGGGTGACCCTTCCACCCTCTTCATCGATAATTTCCAGAGAAACGACTGCTTTGTTACAAGGCGGAAGCTTTGCTGATCCTCCGTGTCTGCCACGCTCAAAGCCGGTTACAGTAAAGTCATAGTCTCCAGCAGGCAGCAAAATAAAGTCACTTTCCTTTTCGATCGAATCATTCCAATCCAGTTCTCTTCCAGTAATGTCAGCCATTATATAAATCCTCCTGTTTTTTATTTACGGTTTGCTTCTATGCTTGAATAAACTTGTGGCCATGCCCCAACAAGGACTCCCGAGATGAATCTCGGATCATAGTTACTGATCGGGGTGTTGGCAGGATAGTATCCTCTTTTTCCTACAACTGCCTGAATCTCGCTAACCGTAACTTTATGGATTGCCATAAGGTCTTTAAGAGAAGATGGGACGCCGCTTAAATCGTCCTTCTTATCAAGATCAGCTACGAGATCAAGGACTGTTTTTCCCGGAATGACTGGATCATCAAAAGGAATCTCCTGCATCGATGAAACAGCAGGCTGGGAAGGAACGGGAGGCTCTGTCTTTGGTACTACGGGTGGTACTACTGAAGGAATCGACATGTTTTCAGTTATTACAGAAGCAATCGATGCATACTCAAATGGGAGCTTCTCTTTGAGATCCTGTCTGTTCTTCGCGTCCCAACAGGGATGATGAACTGTATACATGACGCGCCTTCCGCCCTGAACCTTGTTTTTTCCTTTAGTCGCTCCCTGATCATCAACATTGATTACGACTGTCTCATAGTTCGCAAAGAGGACCATGTCAGCCCATTCCTTGAGAAGCGGTCCGGTCTGCTTTTCGAGCTTCATCTCCCAGCGATCATACGCACCCATTTCATCAGGCTGTTCAAACTTGCGCATCTTGGCATGAGCAGTAAAAACAACATTGATTCCAAGCCCTACAACGTCCTCGAGCAAATTCAACAGCCGGCCAAATTCTTCAGATAAATACACGTATCCTTTGCCATATCCAAAATCTTCGATTCCGGACTTATTCGCCTTTGCACAGATCGCATCAATGCAGAGTTGTTCTGCCCAGTCAGCAGTGTCGATGACGAGAGTTTTGCAGAGTTCAGGAAATCTTTTAACCTGCAGTACATGGTCCATAAGCATTGCCCAACTGGTGGGTCTGGGAGCGCGTCTGACGTCCATGTGCTTTGTGCTGCCCTCGGTATCAATAAAAAGAGGAAGAGGGAACTTTGAAGCAAAGGTTGACTTCCCAATGCCTTCCGGACCATAAATTACAATTTTCTGCGCAGACTTGATCTTTCCTTCGATGATTTGCATTAAAATGCACCTTCCTTCCAAACTGGTGTCTGGGGCTCGACAGTATCAGTATCGGATACGTAGCCGTCTTCAATAATGATGCTGCACTCTCCTCCTGTACTGACCCGTGTGGCGATAGCCTGCAGACCTTCTGCCTCAAGCCATTTACCAAACTCTTGCATTGTGTCGAGATCCATCTGTTCAAGCTTGTCCAGGAGAACAAAACCGCATTCAGGGTTCAGCTTGCGGACAATAGCCGTAGCCACTTTCAGTTGATCGGATCCGGACATGTTATCCCACTGGAAGCCGTTATAAATAAGTTCTCCATCTGCTACTGATAGTCCCGGTAATGGAAGATCTGCACCCTTGAGAAGATCGATCTTTGACTGTCGGATAGAATTAATCTCTGCAGTCAATTCGGCATACTTTGAGGCGTAATCGAGAGCATCCGCCTCAGCTTTATCCTTATCGAGATTTGCACGCACTTTGCGGTTAAGAGTCTCGATATCTGAAAGATTCTTTTCCAGTTCTTCAGTAGATTCATCAAATAGATCCAGCGCAGATTTTCTTGCAATATCAAGATCCGCAAGTGCTGCTGCCTGTTTTTTGAGTAGTTCATCCAATTGACGCTGAATCTGGTCTGCTTGGTTCTGAAGGTATTCAAGGTTCTGACGCTTACGCTGATTCTCACCGTTCCTGGCAAGTATGTCCTGCTGCTGTTTAATCAAGTCCGATGCAGAGACAGGTTCCTTGGGAACATCGGGATAATATATCTGCTCCTTTGCATACTTCTGCTTCTGATCTGCGATCTGACCGGTTGCAAGGCGCCTGTTGTAGACCTCAACTTCTTTCTGCTCAAGCGCATTCAGCTTGTCTCCTACACCAATGATCCGGAGTAGCGTCTGTGCCTTCTCCTTACCGGTGGAGCTCATGAACTTCGGAAGGTCGAGAGCAAGCTGCTCAATAAAGCTATTCAGTAGAGACTGACCGCCCTTCTGGCCGTTAGGATCCGTAACCTTAAGATCGCTATTCTTACCTTTGCGCTCGACCACGAGCCCGTTGCTCATGGTGATAGAGAGATTCGGCGGGATAACGGATCCTTCGCGCTGCGGTTGTGACGGGCGGTATTTGTCGCCACCCAGCACCCAGGCAATGGAGTCGATTACAGAGGTTTTCCCCTGTTTATTCTTCCCCCCGATGACTGTTAGGCCGGACGAAGTAGGCTCGATTTTGACAGCCTTGATCCTCTTAACATTTTCAAATTCGAGTTTGTTGATTTTGATGCTCATGCAGTACGTTCCTCCTTATCGTGTTTGCATATTCTTCTGTTAACGCTGGGATTTTAAATGAGTCGGATCCACAGTTAGGACATAATGTTGATTCGCGGATCCCGTGCTCATATTTTCGGACCAGCCCACATTCCGGGCAGATCGTGAAAAGAATCATTTTTGATTTTCCCTCCATCTTGTGATAATCTTGTGGTGTAGTTAGTTTTGGCTTTGGCCGTAGGCGTTACAGCGTCTGCGGTCATTTCTTTTGCCGGCTGCTGGCAGTCACACATTTCTCCGGGATCAAGATTCGCGCCGCAGACGGGGCAGGTCTTGTAGTAGCACATTCAGATTCCCTCCTTCTCCCGTATTTCTTCCAGCGGGCACCATTCCGGTTTTATGCTTGTATAAACTTCCGGGGACTTTTTTAACAGGTGGCATGTCCCTTTTCTTGTGTCGCCCCAATCAGCTGC